GGGTACCATCATAGATGGATAAGAGCCGAGTCAATGGGCTTTGATGATACAAAGAACATGGCCGGTAAATTAAGATCAGGATACGAGCTTGTAAGAGCTGATGAATATCCAGGATCGAATTATCCAGTCTTAAATGAGGGAAAATACAAAGGGGTGATCGGAGTTGGCGGCCTTTTGCTGGCAAGGATACCGATGGAAATTGTAAAATCGCGCGACGAGTACTTTAACAAGATTACTCAAGACAAAGACACAGCGGTTGAACAAGATCTCATGAAGGAACAGCACCCAAGTATGCCGATCAATGCTGAGAGGCAGACTCGTGTAACCTTCGGTGGAACTAAGAAGAACTAATTTATTAGCGATTCCTAATCCAACGAAATTTTATTAACCAGTTTACGGAGCAATCTGTAAACTTACGGAGAAAACTTATGGCAAACCAAGACGCAGCCTTTGGTCTTAGACCAATTGGCAAAGTTGGCAGTAATAGGAACTCTGGAGGACTTTCAGAATACGAAATCGCAGCTTGCGCTTCTGCAATTTACCAAAATGATGTTGTAAAAGCATCAGGAGCTGGTATTGCAATAGCAGCAGTTACAGATAACGGAAAACTGTTAGGATCCCTTCAAGGTGTATTCTTTACTGACGCAACGACGTCGAAACCTACTTTTGCAAATCACTTGAATGCAAGTAATTCTGCAACAGATATTAAAGGTTATATACATGATGATCCATTTCAGTTGTACGAAGTACAATCCGACGCATCTGGAGCAACAGCTCAAGGTGATATCGGAGCGAATGCTGACTTTGCCGTTGCGGCAGGAGCAGCACCACACTACGTATCTAAAACTGAATTAACGGATACTCAGTCGACGACTACAGCGAATCTTCGTATTATGAATGTCTCTGATGACCCTGACAATAGCGACTTAACGTCTGCTAATTGTAATTTTAAAGTGATCATCATTGAGCACTTCTTAACAACTACAACTGGAGTATAATTTATGGCTATATCAAGAGGACAACTAGTTAAAGAACTAGAACCAGGCCTAAATGCTTTATTTGGGTTGGAATACAAGAACTACGCAAGCGAGCACGCAGAAATATTTGACACTGAAAATTCAGACAGAGCTTTTGAAGAAGAAGTAATGTTATCTGGATTCGCAAGTGCTCAAGTAAAAGCAGAAGGACAAGGAGTTGTTTTTGACAGCGCCAACGAAACCTTCACTGCTCGTTACACACACGAAACAATTGCTTTAGCGTTCGCGATCACTGAAGAAGCGATCGAGGACAATTTGTATGACAGAGTCTCATCTCGTTATACAAAAGCATTAGCTAGATCTATGGCTAACGCTAAACAAGTTAAAGCAGCTAACGTGCTAAACAGAGCTTTCAACAGCTCATACACTGGCGGTGACAGTAAGGAACTTTGTGCAACTGACCATGCTATCGTAGCAGGTACAGAGCAGAATGAACTTACAACTGCAGCAGACTTAAACGAAACTTCATTAGAGCAAGCATTGATTGACATTGCTGCGCTAACTGATGAAAGAGGTTTAAAAATTGCAGCTCAAGGAAGAAAAATGATTGTTCCTTCGGCGCTTCAATTTACTGCTGAAAGACTAATGAAGTCTCCAGGTAGAGTAGGAACAGCTGACAATGACATCAACGCAGTGAAAAACATGGGGATGGTTCCTCAAGGTTATGTAGTTAATCACTATTTAACAGACACTGATGCTTGGTTCATTAAAACAGATGTACCAAATGGAATGAAACACTTTGTTAGAGCACCAATCAAAACTGCTATGGAAGGCGATTTTGATACTGGCAAC